TTTTTTCAAGCAGAAGACGGCATACGAGATCTAGTACGGTCTCGTGGGCTCGGTATTCACATTCACATTTGTCCCGCTGCCACGCAGCCGTGCATTCAACAATTCCAGTTCTTCATTCTGTTGCGCGGTGCGCTGCTCTTGCGGAATGGCGGCTAACCTACGGCGCTCCTCAAAGAAGCGTTCAGCTTCGCCAGGACGCTGTGGCGCCGTCACCAATGGACGCAAGGTAACAGGATCGTAAGCCGTGCCCTCAATCACTATGGGGGCTGGTGCCGGGCGCGTCATCGCCTGGATGATTGCTTGGTTTGCTTGCCGCGCAGGAAGCATAGAAGTAATCATATTAAATTCTTGTTCACTGATCGGCGGGCGACGTTGCGATGGCATTGCGCCTGGAGCCGCCATAGAACCAGGCTGGGCAGCGGCTTGTTGACCGCCATAAGACTGCACGAAAGAACCAACAATATCGCCAGCGGTGCGGCCAGCAAAGTTAGGATTGGCGCGCAGGACATCTGGCGAAAGAATACGCTCAATTGGCGTTTCAGGGGCCGCTTGTGCAATCCTGACCGCACCGCCACCGCCAAAGACATGAGCAAGCCCAAGCGAGGCATCACTTACTGGAATACCAGCATTTTGCAACACTTCTGCATTGCGGCTTGCATTCCATTGAGTGGCAAGGCGGCTAATTTCTGGATTAGTCCGCTCAGCCAAAATTTGCTCGCGCGACATACCCTGGAAGATGTTCGGATTGGCGTTAGCAAATTCCATAAATGTAGATTCAAGGAACTGGTTCGGACCAAGCGCAGAACTGCGCGGCCTGCCATCCGGCCCAATCGGACGCGCATCAGCCCGCCCACCACTTTCAAGCCGTGTATTGATCGCAAGACCACCAGGCGTAAAGCCAGCCTGACCGCCGCCAGCAATAGCCGCCTGCGCTGGCGTCAGATTGATTGGTGCGGCGGTTGTGGATGCGCCCTGCTGCCCACCGCCAAACAACTGCTGACGGATTTGCTGGTTTGCTTGGCGGAACCGTTCATTCTCAGCCTGCTCACCAACCATCTGCGCCAATGGCGCGGATTGCGCCATAGCCTGTCCCTGGCGACCACCAAGAGCCGCAAAAGCATCAGACAAAGCCGCAAAGCCGAGAATGTTTTTTTGTTCCTGGGTCAGCCCGCTGTACGCACCTTGGCGCGGCGGGACCGGCGGTCCTTGCTCAAAACCCTGCATAGGTTCCGGTTGCCCACCGGGATAAAAAGATGATGGGATTGACCGCCCGCCCCCAAAAAGGGCCAGAATGTTATTCAGTGTCTCACCCATCTCAACCCCCTAAGAACAGCGGATTAGTAATACCACCCCGACGCGGGGACATTCCAATTTGGATTTGCGGTGCCTGCATCTGAGGTATCGGGCGCATTGGCGGCGCTTGAATCTGCATGGGCTGGGGCGCTTGCGCCGCCTGCTGTTGCGGCGCCATTTGCGGTAAACCGCCGCGCTGGGGGCGCCCAGAAGTAAGATCAAACGTCTGCATCAAACCTGACGCTGCGCCAGTAGGGCGCCCCGCTGCTGCTCCGAATGTGTCAATCAAAGACGCATAACCAAGAGCCTGGCGCTGCTCTGGCGAGAAACGAGCAAATGGATCAGGGCGCGGCTCACGGAACTGAGTGCTACCTGGGTTAGCTTCGGCACCCTGATAACCAGTACCAGCAACATTAAGGGCTTCTGGCGATGGAGTATTACCAAACCCCAGCAACCCGCCAAGATAATTTAGAGCCTGATCAAACATGATTTAGCCTCCAAATTTCTTGGCAATACGCCCATCCATCAAACGCCGAATCATCGCCTTTAGGCTATCTTTACCTTCAAGCCAATCTGCAAACGCGGCGCCATGGCGGATATAAAGACGCACAAACCACTTTGGCGCATCTTCCAGAAGCCATTCGCGGAACATCAGCCAGCGCGGATTTTCTACACCATAAACAGCGCGGGCGACCCAGCACAACAAGTAGTAAGACTGCGCGCCAGAAGCTGCTGTACCGCCAAGGCGGGAAATAATATCTAACGGGCCAAGCGTCTGGCGTTGAGTTGCGGTAGTGGTCATTGGATTCGGAAAGAACCCAAGCGCCTGTTGAAGCGTTTGCAGATCACGGTATGGTTCCGCTTGTTCACGCTGAAACGCTTCTTCAGCCGCGCCCATACGCTGCTGTTCAACTTGGCGGATCGCTTCCTGGGCATTGAACGCTGCTTGCGCGCCAGTGGTAGCCGCTTGCTGGCCACTAAGCCCAAGTTGCGCCAATTGACCACCGCGCGCCAGATCAGCCGCCGAAGTAGCCTGCGCCATAGCCGCCCTTTGCTGGGCTTCCTGAAGCGCCAATTGCGCTTGCGCCTGCTGATAACCAGCCAAGGCATTAGCGCGACCAACTTCAGATTGCGTTCCAGCAATACCAAGCTGCCCAATCTGCCCGGCGCCCGCAAGCTGGCCACCCTGCGCCGCCTGCGTGAGCGCTCCAAGTTGCTGGGCAGCGGATAGCCGCTGCTGGGCGCCTTGCAGCCCGAAACCAACATCTTGCGCCGCCATACGGCCCGCTGTCTCAAAGCCTTGCGCCCGCAACTGGGCAGAGGTACGGGCCGCTTGTTCCATAGCCGCCCGGTTGGTTTCCGCCTCAGTCAAAGCCTGGCGGGAACCACCATAAGCCCGCGCCCTAGTAGCTTGCGCCGCCCCTTGCTGGACCGCCAACTGACGGCTGCGCTCAATATCCCCAAGCGCCGTTTCAACCACTTGGCTTTCATAAGGATTGGTGTAAGCCCCCATACCGCCAGCAATGGTGCCGGGCTGATAACCAGCCCCCATGCGAGCATATTGCTGGGCTTCGGCGTATTCAGATGGGCGCAAGGCACCCCGCGTAACTGCTTGGGCTTCTGATACAGCCGGTACGGCAGAAGTACCCCGAACAAGACCTTGGGCCTCACCAAAATCAGGGCGGTAAAACGCCTCTTCAGCGGAGCCAAACATAGGCCTGGCACCTTGGGTAATCCGCATGGCTTGGTTAATGGGCTCTTGGGCCTGAGTAGATGCCCGCCAAATGTTATATGCCGCCGCTTCCTGTGTCGGGGTCAGCCCAGCCACAGTGCGTCGGGCATAATCCTCATAAGCCTGCCCCCCGGTGTAAGGGGTATATCCCTGCTCTGCCGCTGCCTGGGCGCGGGAATATACATCAAGGGCGCGTTCCTTGAACTCAGGATCAACAGATTGGACCTGAGTGGTGGTCTGCTTACCGCCGCCCTTACTCATGGCGAAATCTCCTTAGAAACCGTGGTCATTATACCCTTGAAACCATGTTCTTTCAAAGCACGAACCCACCCTTGGCGCCCGCATCCTGTTAATTTAGAACACCCCAAAGAACGCCCAAAAGTGTCCAATGATGGGATCATATCGACAATTTGGGCTAATTCGCCACCAACCAACCAAGCATGGAGAACCCGAAAAGCAGGATATTCTATAATCTCGGTCACAATGGCGCCATCAGGCGCGGGCCAGAATGTGAACCGCCCCTCCTGAATACCTTGCTTTACATCAGAAAGCTCATGGCTATTCCCAGCGTAATCCAAAGCATCCTGCAACCACTTAGAACACCGCTCGAACTCTGCATCAAATTGGTTCATAGCGATGTGGCCGATACGTTGCCGGAGTTATCAACTTCAATACTCCACCTGGTTCCATCGGGCGATTTGATTATCAAGCGGCCCGGCGAAATCTCCACATCTCTCAACCGCTTGTGGTTTTGATCATCTGCTTGCTGGAGCATAGACCGCATCGTCTGGTCTGCATCACGGGTATAACTTTCGGGGGATGGTGGAAGCCTCATCGTTTACTTCCTGGCACCGCTTCTAAGCGAAAGTTACCAACTCGCCAATCACCCAATTCAACCCCCTGCACCTTGAAACTGACCTGGCGTCCACTAAACCGCGCATCCACATACTGGGATGAAATGGTATAAGGACCGAAGGTGCTTTCTACCCCTTCCGGCGCAAACCGGGTTTTAAATGAAACAGAAACCTCGCCCTGGTTTTTCTCATCCGGCACAATCTGACGCGCCACCATTATCCTGTCACCATTACCAAACTCAATCGGCCCTGTCTCCGCGTATGGCGTGGCGCCATCATAGTTGTACCCGACCTCATGATCATACACATAGCCAGAGGGATCAAACATGATTGGGTACTGGAACACACCAGCAGAAACGCCCGTGGTACGCGCCAAGGTTCCAATAGTCCAAGTGTTCTCACGGTAATTCCAGGTAACGTACCTGTTACACTCCGAAGAAGCACTAGACGGATAGAACCAAGTAACCTCGAAGTATTCGATATTTAGGACGCCATAAACCTTGGCTTGCTGACCATAGTTGAAATCAGAAAACACATAGTCAGACACTTCACATTGCAATGGCTTGATGGCGCCATCAAACAAGTAAAATGTGCCCTCAGACATCCAGGCAGCACCAATATCAAGGCTAACAGAAGCCTGCGCGCTTATGGCGCCACAACCAAAGCCAACACGCTCAAAGCCATAAACATATGGCGGGCCTTGGTAAACCGCCAAGTGAGCGTCAACCGAAGTGAGTAACAAAGTACCATAGCGAGTACGCTCGCCACACAACAACTTCCCAGAAGTAGCCAACTCAAAATCACCAGCCTGATTCGTGGCTGCTGGCGTCCAAACAGTATTAGCTTCTTGGTCAGACCATTGAACCTTACGCGGGTTTCCCCCAGGGCCAAGTGCAAATAGAAAGCGCTCGGCAGTCACGATGATGGAAGAATTGCCAGTGGGGGCGTTAGTCAACAAAGCGGCCCTATTGGCCGTATTCAACTCCCATTGGTAAATCTTGCCTTCATCAGACCGGCAAGCCAGTAGATATTCGCCCCAGTTATCCAAGGCCCAAGTAGATGCCGGAATTACACCAGTGGCTGATGTTTGGGGGCGTGGCGTACCATAAGTGCCATAACCATAAACCCAAGTGCCATATCCAATCTGCGCGGTACTATCTACATAACCACCCGTGATTTCGTACGAGAAATCAGCAGAACCGCCATTGGATACCGTCGCTGTAGCGTTAGAAGACGCTGTTACAGAGTAAGAGTTATTGTCTATTTTGGTAGCAAGATAAGAGCCGGATAAAGTTATTCCGCTGGCGCCAATAGCCGTTCCATTAGAAAATACCACTGTGTCGCCAGTATTCACGCCATGCGCCGTATCAGCAACCGTAACCACAGCGGAACCGCTGGTGGTGCTGAAGGCGTTCGATAAACTACCAGTTTCACGGAATGGCGTGATATTATACGGGGCTACAGAAGCCTCAATGGCGTATAACTTCTTGGCCCCGCCAGCACTCAACCAAGCCTTAGCATCATTAGAACGCCAGGCATGGGAGCCGCGCATTACACCAGTTACTTGAATATCCGTGTAAGTGGTTCCGCCGGAAGGATACTCTTTCTTATTCCAACCGCCAATCGGGCGAAGCGTACCTTCATACCAGCGTACCAGATTGGCGTCGTACCACCGTCCAGATGATTGGTATTGAGTGCCATTCTTGTAAACGCCAGGTGGCACCTTGAGAGGTACATACATAACCTTACCTCCAGCGCCTAATAAAGTTTTGGACAGTCTTTGTTTCGTAAATCCGAATCATCGTCCAGACGATAGTAAATATCGCAGCAATAGAAGGCAGAATCTGCATCAGCGTTCCAACCACCGTTGTAAAGGATACAATATCCCCCACTGTTTTTGCGGCGTCAGAATATGGTTCTGCCATAGCACATCACCCCAAAAACTACAGAGTAACTTCAACCCATATACCAGAATCCTCATCCCAGG